CACTTTGTTCAGATACTCATTCAAACTTCTTCCCACATGCTGAATGATGTATTGTCCTGTCAGCGTGATGCCTTCGGCAATCCTGTCATCATAGAAACGAAAGTATTGATTGGCCCAGGCGCCATATAAACTATTCAACTGAATCTTTCGAGCCATTTGAATGTTATTGTATTTGGAAATCAATTTCACCTGATGTGGATCTTTGGTCTTTTCATACTCTTGTTGAGCCACAATCATTTTCTTTTTATAAAAAACACGTTCTGTGAAAATCTTCTCAACAATTTCTGGAAACAACCCTTGTGTATCACGGGTGTAGCAATAGCCATTTGCTGCCATGGCAACCTGATGTTCATGTAATGCGTTCATGTGATCAGCACCCGCTAACAACTGATCGGGTGAACAATCCACCGTCATGTTCACCATGGTCTCAGGACTCATGTTGTATTGCATAATGATGCTGGGATACAGCGAGGCGGCGTCGAAACTTACCACCCAATCATACTTGCCTGGGACAGGCTCTTTGACATATGCGCCAACAATTGTTCTCCCGTCTTTATGTTCCTTTGGTTGAACAATGATGTTCTTGTTCCACAAATGATTGTACAAAATGCAATCCCAGGTGCGTACTGCCGAGAAAATGTCTGTGAAGTTACACTTGGCATCATATGCCATGGTGATGATCAATTCAATCAACTTCATTTTATCTTCCAGAGCATCCACCAGTTCCACATCCACTACATTGTATTCAACAAACGATTGCCAATCTTCTGTGTAATGGTCTTTGAATGTTTCATACTGTGTTTCAAGTTTCGTTCGTCCCAATTCCTGTTGAGCAATATAATCCAACTTGTAACTTTCTTGTGTGGAATATGTGAACTTCTTATACAAGTCAATGTAATCAAGATTGCTGACACCAAAAATGTCAACCGAAAGATTATCACGTCCATTCTTGGTGATCACCCGATCTCGTACAATTCTCCATGGCGAGAGATCCTTGACCCGATCCTCACCGAGAATCCGCCGAATCCGTTGTGTCAAGTATGGCAAATCGAAAAATGTTGTGTTCCATCCTGTGATGATATCAGGAGACGCCATTTGCCAGAACCGAAGAAACGTGCTTAACAAATCAGCTTCATCTCGACACTTCACATATTCGTAATTGTTTTTACTGGAAATATGCTTGATATCATGCACATCAAACTTCTTTGCACCAAATGTTGTGATCTTCTTGGTGATGTTATCTTGCAATGTGATGAGCAACACTTCTTCAATAGCATTATCCACACTAGGAAATCCATTCTCAGAACTAGTTTCAATATCAATTGTCAGAATGGTGAGCTGAGAAATATCATAATCCACTTCTGTGGGATAATTCTCAGTGATGTACTGATAGGCATAGGATTCATTGCCATAGATGGGGAAATTTTCCACACCCTTGTATTTGTCCATGAATTCTTTGGCGTCATTGATATCACCAAATGTTATGGGTTCAAGGGCATCCCCGAACAAACTTTTGTATTTACTTTCCCCCTTTGCCTTGATGAACATGGTGGGGTGAAAATCATTCTTGTGTGCATCTTTTTTGCCATTCTTCACTTCACGAACAAGAATTTTGTTACCATACTGTTGAACATTAGTATAAAATTGCGTCATTCAACCTCTCCCGGGTCTTGAATGTGTTAAAAAAGACACCCTCTAAGAATATAACATGTTTCTTAGAGGGTGTCAAGTAGTTGCATCAAACTAGTTCAATCTTTGGCTTGGTTACAATGATGCCTTTTCCTGTAATTCGGTTATAATCGTTACGTAATTCATCAGCTGGTTCAAATTCCATTAATACATTTTCATTCTTGAATGTAAATGCTTTCTGAGCTGAGAAGATCATGTATGGCGCAAGCCCCACACCATATTGTCCTTGCTGATTTGGAACAACCACGATCATGAGTGGTGATTCAATGGTAACGCCTTGTTCAGTATGCGTGATGTCACCAATTAAATCTTCACCAGTAGAAATCTTAATGCACGAAATGCTCATAATAAACTCAATTGTAAGGGTGTTAGGAGGATGCTACTTAATTACAAAATTTCAATTTTCCGTGGCTTCTTTTCATCTGGGATGATGCGTTCCAACTTGATGGAAAGCACACCGTCAACTAAAGAAGCATCATGGATGATCACATCATCGGCAAGTGTCCACTTTCGTGTGAACGCTCGTTTGGCTAATCCGCGATGCACATATTCCACCTCATCATTGGATTCAGTATTGGCAGAAACGGTGAGAACACCTTCTGCCAATTCAATATCTAGCTCGCCGCGTTTGAATCCAGCAACAGCAAGTTCAATACTCCAATGTTCAGTGCCATGTTTGATAATATTGTATGGGGGATAGTTGCTTGAACTATTACCCGATTCAATAGTATGTAGGCGATCCCAAAGACTATCGAAACCAATAGCCCAGGGTCCTCCCAGAGATGCAGAGTTAAAAGTATAGGTACGTGTCATAATTCCTCCTTAAGCAAATGTGTTAGTGATACCCGTTCGGCGTATCTAAGGTTTAATTTAACTCCTAACACCCCTACAGTCAAGTCTTTATTTCTTTTTTCCAATATTATATTTAGTGACCAAACTCCATAAATGTTTTTCACTAAATGATAACACTTTTATTTGTGACAATGGTGCGGTATCTTCGCATACATCTGGATCCACCAGGTCAATTAATCCCCAATCTTCCAGAAGATGTGCCACAGTGTTCCGTCTCTGTAAATCATTTTCTGATAAATCAGCATGTTTACCATCTAATGCAAATAATTCTTTGAAATGAACGATGAAATATCGTCCTTGTTTATGCAAGATGTGACAACTTTGATATAGTGTTTGATCCTTGCGTGACGCCACGCCAATGCGCGTCAATGTTTCACGCACCTTTAAAAAATCATCTTGATTCACTAATGTAACTTCTACGGGGTTATATCCTGGTATAGAAGGGATATGTATCAAATCATGTGCCATTTTTTAATCCACCTGGATTCAATCGTTCCTTAATAGTGTGAATGTTTTCAGGCGTCAAGATACGTAAGGCTTGCTGGGCTTTTTCAGTATTGTAATTATAATACTGCTTCACCACCTCAAGGTCTTCAATTTTATCAGCCTTTAACCATTTGTTATACCTCTTACGAGGTCTAATGGTATTTATACTATTAAGAAAATCAAACTGGAGCTTTTTATCCAGATGGGGACGACTATTCATTTCATTTGCTGCAATCACCGTGTCAGCACCGAAACTTAAACTTTTATTGATCACATATGCGTTATACTGCTTCTCACTCCATTCATCAACAATCAATTGTTCTTTCGAGTAGTGAATACTATTCACGAAATCAAAAGGACTGATTTTTGGTGTTTTATACACTTCAACAACAGATTCCTCAACCAGTTCTCCATCAAGATTCATCATGGCTATTCCTTGAATGAACACGCTGCCATGATCTCAGTTAGACAGGCTACAAGATTGATTTCTGCATCAGCAACAAATGCCGCCTTGTACTGATAATCTGCAAGTAGCAACACCAACTGTGGGACTTGCACCACTTCAGGCAAGAGAAAATCATAGAGCTTTCGAAACAGCACATTTGGATCATTATCAAGATTGTTCACCACCCAATTGCGCATCTTTTTGAAATCTTTCTCCCGCAATGATGTCAACAATTCCTTGATGTTATCGTCGGAAATACTACTGAGAATACCTGCATCAATTACTCCTGATGAAGAATACCGCTGAAGTTCATTGAGAACACGGCGATAATCTGGGAAGTGCTTGTTCAACAATTCAGCAACCACTTTATTGTCAAATGTGACATTTTCTGCTGTTAGAATTTCTTGAAGGCGCTTGAAAAACTTTGCTGCCACAACAGGACGATCTTCCTTGTTCAATTTGAAATCAATAACAGTGGTGCGACTATGAAGCGGAGGAATAATTCGATTCTTGTAGTTACATGTAAAGATGAAACGACAATTCTTACTGAATTCTTCAATGAATCCACGAAGGGCAGGTTGTGTGGAATTGGGATTCAGATAATCCGCCTCGTCAAGAATCACAACTTTGATTTTACCTGCCAGAGAAACTGTGCTAGCAAAATCCTTGATCTTGGTTCTCAACACATCAATACCTGATTCCTCAGATCCGTTAATAACAATGTAATCACATCCCAATTCTTCACACAGGGCACGGGCAATTGTTGTCTTACCCGTGCCCGCTGTGCCAGACAATAACATGTTAGGGATATTATCTTGATTCACAAACTCCTGAAATGTATTCTTCAACTCCGCCGGAAGAATACAATCAGAAATTGTCCGCGGACGCCACTTCTCAACCCAAAGAAACTGCTCACGATTTCCTTCCATAAATTACACCTTTGATGTAGAGTCGGCAGCAATAAGATATGTTAAATCTGAATTAGATGACTCAAAGAAAAACACCAACACTTTACCAGACTTGGCAATGGCGTTGGACACCCGTACGGTGTAATCACCTGGCACCACCTTGAAACTATCAATTGCCATCTTCACATTGAAGGATTGTTCTGAATCTCCAAGTGCCTTTTTATATGAATGTGAAGTGGAATTCTTGGGGTCATTGATACTCAACATCACCTTGCCATTATCCGACACGATGTTCAACATGGTTGCTGATACAATGCTAGCCGTTTTCACAATGGTGTTGATGTCAGTTGCTGTCATTTTAAATACATAAACATCTTCCATCTGCGGCGGCTGTTCGTTAGGGGCAGTCACCAACGATTCATCAGCATAGAAGTATTCAATTTCTCCCCCATTTTCAGAATGAATCACCAAACTCTTTTCCCGGAAATCCACATCAGGATTCTGTGACACGGAAATCAATGAAAGAAGCTGATTTAAATCATAAATGGCAAACTGCCGAGGAAATGTTTCTTCGACAATGGCACGTGCCTGAATACTATTCACAACATTGCGTGTTGCCAACTTATTTCCTTGCTTAACCAGCAAGTTGCTGCTAATCTGAGCGAAACTCTGTAGCAGAGACAAGGTCTTGGAACTAATTTTCATCGTTTAAATTCTCCTCAAAAGGTAAATAACTATCGTGAACATGTAGTAACATAATACTGTAATGAATGATTTTCAAGATGTCATCACGATTATGTCCATTCTTTTTCCCATACCGCTGTGCATACTTCATGATATTACCAACACAAAATCCCAAGCCATGTCCGCCGTCAAAAATGAATTCGGATGCTTGAAATTTAGTGCGTGAGTAATGTTTATTATATGTGGCATCAATGTACGCTTTCATTTCATGAAGTGCACGGTCTTCATGAAACCGATATTCAATGGACTTGGTCATACAGGGTTTTTCACAATGGGCCTGTTGTCACCATGGACATCACACAATGTTTGATACCATCCTCCACTCCGAAGGGCACCTGGGTTGCCACATGTTTCACAAATTTCAAAACTACGCTGTTCCACATCTATGATCCTCTTGTCCAATACACCATGCATCACATCAGTATAGATGCGCAACCCACCCCATTTTTCCTTCACTTGGATGATCTTCACAGACGTTTTCATTGTGGACATCATGTCAAACACCTCATTCACCAATGATGCCCATCCATCACCCACCGACTGCAAGGCAAGTTCCCGATCATACCCTTCATGAATGACATACGTTGGATACCGCGGACTTACATTTTTCATATGAGTTATTCCTCAATTAAATCTTCAACAATGGAATCCGGAATATCTACCATCCGGAACGGACCCTTCATATCAACACGCGATTTTGTTTTTTGATCTGCGTGCTCCCACATGCCTCGTAAATAGGCGTTCTTTAACATAACAAGCAATTCAGATTTTGTCAAGTGTCTCATATCATTTAAAGTGATTTATCTTTATCTAATTCATGTTCATAAAAATAATTCACCACGGCATCATCAAATGCCTTTTCAGTAAACGTCAGACCAACCATCAAGGTTTTAAATGCCTCAAACACTGTATTGGCTTCACAGTCGTTGGGAAGTTCAACACTCACCTTTCTGTTGTATGCACTTGCCATCAAGGTCAATTCTTTGTATTTGTCAATTCCATACATGATGTTTAACTCTCCTGTTAAAAGGAAGAAGGAACTGTTTCCTCTGCTTCATTCTCTGTGGTTGGCATTTCCACACCGGCATCCACCTTGGTGTAAAGATCCAAGAAACTTGTCTTGGTGTCCTCGTCGAAGCGCGCGATGCAAAGATTGATCGCCTTCAAGCGGTCATTGAACATGGCAAAGGCGTTCACAATATGCGCAAGACGGCGAGTGGAGATGAGATCGTCAATGGCACCGTCCTTGAACGTCTTGCGAATGATATCTGACCACATCACCAGTTTGTCAGCAAAATCCTCATCCACCTTTTCCACACGCTGCATCTTCTTCATGATGATCTTCTTTTCCACCTTCAGGGACGGATATTCCTGCTCAATGGTGATGGCAAAGCGCTCAAGGAAGGCATCGTCAAGAATTTGAGCTGTCATGTACTTGCCATCACTGGTGCCTTGTCCCTTGGTGTTTGCTGTTGCCACGATATTGAAGCCAGGTGCGGGGTAAATTGTTTCACCTGTCTTTTTATTGAAATACGGCTTGCCCTCCAGAATTGGCTGCAGGCACATCAGTTTGTTGCTGCCGCGATCACATTCATCAAGAATAAGCACCGACCCTCGCTT